TAAATATTAATTGCAAATATAATGTTTATTTTTTATTAAAAAAGTTTTTTTATTCGAAAAGTTTGTTTTAGGTTTGCAGGACTAAACTATTAAAATTTATTGTTATGAAAAAAATTGAAGATTTTGGAAAAGTGGTTGAAAACTGTCAATCAGTATTTAATTACGAATTTAAAATAACTGAAGGATTTTCTGGTAAACTAGAAGACACTATTGAGTTAATGTCTATTTGTAAACAGGAAGCCGAAGGTTATACTATAGTAAAAAAATGCGTTACTGATAAAAATTTATTTCATTTGATTTTATCAAAACCATAATGACTAACGAGCAATACCACTCCGATACGTCCAGCATTTCAAAATCTGGACTTGACCAAATAGAATCGAGTCCTTTAGATTATTGGTACAATTATTTACGACCTGACAGAGAGCCTCATGTTCCTACTAAAGATATGCTTTTCGGAACCGCTGTACATTTAGCAGTTTTAGAGCCTGACGAGTTTATAAAAACATACGTTCAGATGCCTGCAATAAACAAGCGGACAAATATCGGTAAATCAGAATTTCAGTCGTTAACAGCAATGTGCGAATCAAACGGACAAGTTCTAATTGATCCGACCGAATACAGCGACGTTTTACTTATGCGTGACGCTATATTTAAACATCCAACGGCAAAACTATTGTTTCAAAGTGGATTAGCTGAGCAAACATTTATGTTTCAAGAACCTAATACTGGTGCAAATTGCAAAATACGCCCTGATTGGCTCGATAATTCAAGCGGTTTAATTGTAGATTTAAAAACTACTGATGACGCTACGAAAGAAGGTTTTGCAAAGTCTGCATTCGAATATAAGTACTACAAGCAAGACCCGTTTTACCTTGACGGCTTGGAGGCGGTCGGAAACGATAGAGCCGGATTTGTTTTTGTTTGTATTGAAAAAACAGCACCTTTTAAAATTGGCGTGCATTATCTCGACAATCGAAGTAGACAGCTAGGACGTGACGAATATTTACGCAACTGCGAAACTTACGTTGAATGTTTACGTACTGGAATCTGGAAGGGTTATGATGAAAAAATAAGTGAAGTATCATTGCCTGCATGGGCGTTTAATAGGTAGTATTATGAAAACAATAAAAAAATATATTGTTTCTGGAGAAATTCACGGAAGTATTGTTTTTGCAAAAACAAGACAACAAGCTGAATTTATATTTAAAAGACATTATTTAGGAGAATCAATTTGGAGCATTAAACGAAGCAATTCAATTCAATTTTAAATAAAAATAAAAAATCAATTTAACGGTGGCGACCAACGCAAAATATTATGGAAGTAACAGGAATTTTAAAAATGGTCGGAGAAACTCAAGATGTAGGCTCTTCAGGATTTCAAAAACGAGATTGTGTAGTAACAACTGACGAACAATATCCTCAGCACATTTTAATTCAGTTTGTGCAGGATAAATGTAATTTATTGGCAAATTACAAAGCAGGCGATAAAGTAAATATTGGAATCAATTTGCGTGGTCGTGAGTGGACTAATCCAAAAGGCGAAACAGTTTATTTTAATACAATTCAAGGTTGGAAAATATCAAATATTCAGCCTGAATATAACGCAAGTCCTGCGCCTGCGCCACAACAAACATATCCGCAATCACCAGCACAGGGAGCATTTGGAGTTAACGGAATTACGCAACCACAAACATCAGCTAATTTTGATGAAGAATCGGATGACCTGCCTTTTTAGCGAAAAAAATAATCAATAACAGGGTGTCGGGTTTTACGACACCTTTAAAAAAACTTATCATGTCAGAAATAAACAAATTACCAAAAATACAAGATTTGTACGGAGATATTGAACTTGCAAAATCTAACGATAGTTTAATGGCTCTTTTGAATCAACCTCCAAAAAAGGAGTGGGTAAAAACTCATCCTTTTATATCTAATTATCTTTATCTACCAATTGATAAAGTAGAATTCTTACTTAAGAAAATTTTTAAAAAATATCGAATCGAAATACTTCGTGAAGGCACTTCTTTTAACGGTGTTTATGTGGTCGTTCGTGTTTGGTATTTAAATCCTATAACGAATGAGTTTGATTATCATGACGGAATCGGAGCGAAAGAGTTGCAGGTAAAAAAAGGCGCTTCAGCTTCTGATTTATCAGCAATAAATAACGGTGCTTTAAGCATGGCTTTTCCGATAGCGAAGACAATAGCTATAAAAGATGCTTGTGATCATTTTGGCTCTTTATTTGGCTCTGATTTAAACAGAAAGGATGTTATGGGTATGGGTGTAGATGATAAATTACAGAATAAGTCTGCAATCGATAAAATCAACAACATCGTTAAACCAGAACCAGTAGTTTACGAAAATTTTGAAACGGTTGTTGAAAATCCTATTCAGCCCGAACCTATTCAAATAATTGACGAAACTCCAATCGATGACGATGACGATTTTTAGTAAAAAAATTAACATCAGTAAATTAAAATTCTTATATTTACAAGCGATAAGTTTTGGTAAGTTTTTTTGGTTAGTCATTAAATACGCTCTAGGGCGTATTTTTTGCGTTTATAAGGTAAATAAAAAAACCGCTTAATTAGCGGTTTCGTTGTATTTAAAATCATTAAGTCTGTTTATCCAGCCTTTAATAAATCGTTTCTGACTAGGATTATTTTTTACAATATCATTGAAAAACTTTTTTCGTGCTTCAAAAATTTTATTAAATAATTCTTTTTGATTCTGGGAATTCAAAGCCTCCAATGTTTTAGGTCCAACAATTCCATCTTCTTTCAATCCTAGAATCCTTTGAGGTATTTTAATTCCCCAAGCTCCAGAAGTGAAAACCCAATCAACTAAAATATTTGCGACTGACTGATTGATTAATCTATTCGCCTGCCAACGGTTCCAATAAATTTTTAAAACTGCCGAAAAATCGTGTTCGTCAAGTGCTCTTATATCTTGAACGTCAACATCTCCGTCTCCGTCTTTATCGTATCCGATTTGTCTCCAGGTTCCAATCGTAATACCCATATTCGTTGCGCCTCCTTTATCTGTCGGATCATTTACGAATCCAGCTTCCCATTTTGCGACTACTGGAGCTAATTTTTTTATATCTGCCATAGTTTTATAAGTTAAATATTTCCATGTGAATTCTTAAGTTTTGAGTTTGACTCGAAACTTCTCTAAAAGCTATTTCAAAAACCGTTGAAGAAATTGGTTTAAAAACAGCCGAGCATACGTCATTATCCGTATCAATACTTGCGCTCATTGACTGATTATAAGATTTAACTATGTAATTAGTTCCATTCATTGGAGTTGACATCGTTACAGTTACTTTACTGTCGTCATCGCTTAATTTAACAGCTACAGCCGAAACAAAACCAGATACAGTTAATGTTCCTATACTTGCCCCTACTTGTAATCCAGTGAAATAACCTTTGTTTTTCGGTATTAATTGGTCGTACAACCAGCGAGTACGGTTTGCTAATCCTTTAGCCTGTGAGTTCGATATTCCAAGCGCACCGCCTTCAACTGGATCGGTTGTTTCTAATTGATATATTCCTGCATCAAAATTTGATGTTTCTGTTACGTTTGCCATGTCTTAAATATTAAAATGAAATTGTCCAACTACCATTTAAAATAATATCTGAATTTTTATTAATCAATTCACGTGTTTTGCGGGCAAAAAGAGTATCATCGGTACAAACTATTCCAAATTCACGAATGCCAATACCGTTAGCATCTGAAGCACCTAATTGAAAATCAAATTTAACGCTTGAAATTGTCGGATATGTTACCGCGCCTAATGATTTCGTAAATGCTCCAGTAATTGCAGAATCAATTCCTACGGGAGCCGTTCCATTTGTTCCTACTGATAACTTAGTTAATTGTTTTCCGGAAGTTGCAGCGCCTAATAAATTAGTTACAGCAGTACGTCCACCGTTCACAACTAAATTATTGTCGGTATATTTTTCTAAAATTTCGCCTGTTTTGGCGCAAATAATTTCAAGGTAAAAAAGTCCTTTTAAATTTCCTATCGTGTCTTTCATTTTATGCGTTTGATATATTAATAATTAGTGAGTCATTCGATTCAAGATATTTCTGAGTACTGTCGTAGTTATAAACTCCATCGTAGAAAAATCGTTTATGTCCTAAATCCTCTTCCAGCGTCGGAGCTTCGTAAGTGATATTTAAAGTATCAATTAATTCCGGTATTGTGTCAAATATACCTAATTTATACGATATTCCTTCAAGATATGAACGAACGTTTTTGTATTCACGGATTAGTTTAGCTAAATTTGATTGAGAAACCCCATCTAATCCTACTGTATCGCCTAATTCTGAATCAATAGAAAAACGTGCCCAATCAATTAATGGATTACCCATGTCGATTCCTTCAGTCAAAGTAGCATCAGTGTATCCAACTGTACGCATTGCTTCTTTAATTGCGAATACCGTACCCATGTAGCGTTTTAACTCAATGGCTCGTTTTATAATTTCACGACGTTGTGTGTCATTTGTAGCAACTCCATAACCAACAAAACCCTCTACATCAAATTGACGTGCTAAAGTAGGTAATGCGCTTGCCGAAACTGAATCAATGACGTAAACAAGCAACGCTTCGAGTTCAACAGTATTCATGCGTGCTGCAACCATAGCGTCAAATGCTGCTAAATGCGGAACGCCTGCAATAGAATCAGCTAAAATATTTTCGTTTGTTTGGCTCATTATCCTACGTTTGTTCCTGTTACAGTCACGTTAATACTTGTGATATTTGCGAATTGCGTTTCAGTGATAACCAAATCACTTGCAGGCACTGTGACGTTTGCTTTATAAACTCCGTCAATCATGCACAATGCTTTTATTTGGTCAATAACTATGTCTTGCCCTAACAATTTACGCCTACCGTCTCTGAACGCTTCCAAATTAGCTATTACAACAGGCACAATATCACTCTGAACCGTTCCTTCGTATAAAATTAATCCAACTGTTATGGCAGTACTAACTGAAGTCGGACTTGTAATAATTACAGTATCAGTTAAAGGACGTATTTTATCTGCATTTAAAACAGCATAAACAGCGTCCAATATTTCGGTCGGTGTGGTTGCTAAATTTGCCATCAAAGGGAAAATTTCAACGGTTCCAGGAATCGGATTTGTAACCGCTACATCAATAATTAACGGTGAAGTTGATTTAGTCCAAAATTCATATGCTTTATAACTTCCAGCATTCGAAAACGCTGAAGGAGCTAATTTTATACGGTCACGAAGTTGTTCGTCAATTTCTTCATCCGAACCTCCTTCAGTAACCGAAGTATTCGAAGCGGTTGCTAAATATGGCTGAGGATCTAAAATAACAGAAATAGTTCCAACAGCGTAATCATTCGATAATTTACCAGCTGATTGCGCAATAAAAGTCGCCGATACAGTATCAATTCCAGTTAAAACAGCAGTGTCTTCTACAAGTTCAAAAACAGCACGTCCATCGGTAGAATTTACACGTAACCCAGCAGGAATAACAACGTCACCGTGACCGGAAACAAGCGTTAATAATAACGTTGTTTGCGCCAATGCAGCAGGTAAACGAGTAACACCAACCAAAACACCTAAATGGTCTAACATCGGAAAACGAGCATAAGCTACAAGGTTTTGAAGGCTTGCATCTTGTATCTGATTTCTAATAAGTAATTCACGATAAGCAAAAGCTTGAATTAAAAGCGTCTCAACTTGTGCGGGCTCTAAAGCCCTGCCAGTTCTTAACTCATAATCAGCTACCATTTCAGAAATGATAGTGTTTGCGTCTCTATTTATAAAATCTGGAATCGGTAATGCCATTTATTTTTTTATTTTAAAAATGTTGCTTATGTAATCAAATAAGCCTTCAAATAAGGCAG